TTCCTGAAAATACCGTGTAACTAACAGCGGTTCCATTAATGGCCGATATTCGAATAGTTAAATAATCACCGATGTTAAGGTTCGTTACGTTGCTGAGATCTCGACCTGTTACTACAGCTGTGCCAGCTTTGAAAGGGTCTTGTACTTGCTGGCGACCTGTGTTCAAGACAATGCTGTTGTACTCACTGAGAAGAAAGCCCGGTGCAATACCGTTGCCCCCGTAAACTTCGTAAGTGTAAGTCGCCATTACTGGGAGACCCTGATGGGTACAGAACCGTTGCGGAACATATATGTCCTAAGAGCTTCCACTACTGCGTTCGGGTCTCCGCCGTTTACATGGATGGTGACGTTGTTACCGCCACCCATGCCAAACTCGCCAGCACGAGACAAAGGCACAACAGCTTCAGGGCCAGCCTCGCCAATCATCGCCAGCGTAGGGCCAGTCACAATGCCACCAGCAGCCAGCATCGGAATGTTGGGCACGTCGAAGCCCTTGCCACCGAGACCCGGAACCCAACCGGGCACCTTGAAAGACAACTTGCCGATTGTGTTATTCCACAACGAAGCAATGCCGTTAAAAATGGTTTTGTAGATCGTTAACAAAGTCTTGAAATAAGAGACCACAAAGTCAAAGCCCACCTTGATGCCACTGAAAACAGCATCGACAACATTGCGGAACCCTTCAAACTTCTTGTAAGCCAAAACCACAGCTGCACCAACAGCCACCACGCCGATGATGATCGCTGAGAACGGGTTGAGCGCCATAGCAAGGTTTACAGCCATGATGGAAGCAGCAATCACTGCGATAGCACCGCCCACAGCAAGGATGATGCCCGGGTGCTTAGCAGCCCAATCACCGAACTTGGTCAGGTACGGAAGGACGGCCTGAATCGCTGGGAGCAGTGCAGCGCCCACAGATTCCTTGGTTTCATCGAGGGCAATGCCTAAACGCTTAAACTGACCCTGAGCCGTGTTAGCGGCTTCGGTTGCAGCACCGCCAGTAGTGTCAGCAATAAGAGACATCACTGTGTCAAAGTCAGCCCCGTCCTTAATCATCTGACGATACTCAGGGGCAAGTTTGCCTAAGGCGTTAAGGTTCCCTCCGAGAGCCTTAGTTATCGCATCCGTAACAGTTGAAAGAGGCTTACCAGTCGAAGCAGCAATGTCCATCGCCTGATTAGCGAACTGTTGTGCCTTCGTGACATCGCCAGTCGCCTTGGCGAGTTTCGACAACACTGGACGAAGCTCAGAATCAGTCACCCCGAGCAGAGTGCCCTGCGTACTAATCCAATCCTCATTGGCTGCAATCTGTGCCTCAGTAGCGCCAGTAGCACGGCGCAGATTGTTTGCAAGTTGGTCTTGTGCAGCAGCGTCCTCGATAGCGCCCTTCGTAGCGTCAAACAATGCAGCACCTAAAGCACCAACCGCAGCGGTGGCAGGAATCAAAGCCTTCTTAAAAGCAAACTTGGTTTTAGCAGCTGCACCGTCTAACTGGGCAAACTCCTTCTTAGCCTTCTCGACACCTGAGCCGTCAAAGGACGAAACGATAGGGATACTGAGCATTAGTTCATCTCTCGGTTTACGCGCTGGACAATACTGATAGCGAACTTTTCCATCACAGCTGCAATCTCGTTGACCTTGCTGTAAACAACAGGCCCGATAACGCGAGTGCGTCCAGGCTGAATAGGCCCGAGCGCATTACCGAGAGGGTTGGAGTTCTTGCGTCCAGCAGTCTCAAAGATTGCCGTACCCGTGTCACGCTGCACAATGTTGATTGTGCCTAGAGAACGGCGGTCAGTGTTAAAGACAACGTCAACACCTTTACGAGCCTTGTCAAGATTCCACGGGAAAACTTTGCGTCCGTTTACCGCTGGGCCAGCCCACTGACGGTTCATACCCGAGAGGGGAACAAAGCGATACGCAGAGCGCACAGCCTCAGTGGCAGGTGCAGCAATGGCGCGCGCTTCGTTGTTGAACTCTTTACGCAAGCCCGGCTCAATCTTGTTGAGAGATCGGATGGCTTCGTTAATGCCTAAAACGCTGATGTCGTTACTTACGGGCACGGTTCGCCTCCTTTGCTCTCTGCTTCAGCACATCCAACATGGTGTGCAGCTCTTGTGTATCGAATGGGATCTGATGAGGCCAGAACCCCGTCTCCACTGCTAACTCGCAGAGGGTTCGGAGGTAAGAGCCTCGTCCGTAGGGTTTGCGGTGTCCTCGCTAACAACCTCGACCGAGACCAGTTTCTTGATGTAATCATCAAAGACTGCTGGGACGGTGATGCCGTTCTGCTTAGCACCCTCAAAGGCAAGGAACGCCAGGTGTTCCATAGCGACACCGGAGGCAAGGTCAGATGCGCGGATCTTAAACTTGCGCTCCAGCGCCACAATGGAAAACAAGTTGGTCGTGACCTGATAGGTCTGCCCGTCTTGCTGTTCTACGTTGAGTGTGATTTTCATAGGTTCTCCTCTATGTGTTGTTTACGGGTTTACGGGGCGGTTACGTCACGAACCCATGTGCCACCTGTGAAGGTGACCTCAACTGTGGCAAGTTCGCCAACGGTTGAGTTGATTGGGGTGAAGTCCGAAAGCATGCAGTTCGTGATGATGTACTCAGGGTTCGTTGCAGACTCGGTTGTGCCTGATGGCGAGATTGTCAACACGGTGGAGCCTGTGCCCACGCATGAAGCGAGGATGGCTTCAACTTCGGCAGCGCCGTAGGACAAGAACAAAGTCATTGTCACTTCGACGTTCTGAAGACCAGCTGTGAAGCGGTGACCCGTGTCGCCGAAAGCGGTGGACTCAAGCGAGTCGACACCAATCATGACGGAGACGGCGTTTGCCTGATCTGAAAGGTCTGTGGTGGTTGCGCCCTGCGTGATGTTAATCGTGGCATTGCTGAGGAATGTTGTTGTAGCCATGAGGGCTCCTTTGTTAGTTGCGCCGTACGGCTACGGCAACGGTTAAGTCATAAGAGGGCAGGTCTTGCCCTCCGATGGATACGAGGCCCGGACGGAGATCCGTGACCGCGATTGGTGAGTTCATTATCTGATCTGCGATAGTCATGAGGTAGTCGCCAGCGTCCTGATTGCCGGGTGGCGGTGCAAGAACACGGAGACGTATGTCGATGTTGCCCACGTTGTATGTAAACGCTGTGACCGTTGGAAGTTCAATCAGAACCGACATCGGGCGAGCGTTACGAGGGTCTGTGATGGGGACAAGGCTCAGCGCGGTGAGTTGTGTTTTCACTGCGTTTACAGCGTCAACAAGAATCCCCGATGCAGGCATTAGGCGACCTGTGCCCTGCCACAGCCGAGCAGCTGCATGATGCGGTGAAGCGTCACTGGCATAGGCAGGTTGCCCATACCGTCAAAGCCACCGTACGAGTCACCCGAAGTTCCGCGCTCGCGGTACAGGGTTGCTGCATACATTGTCGCGCCAAGTTCCACGTCAGGGGAAGGCACGGTGCCTTGTGCATCGGTGTAGCCAGCCTCACGGCGTTTACGGAAACACCAGTAGTTACTCGCTGACACACACTTAGCCACAAAGGCCGTGTCGTTAGCGGTAGCCACGTCAATACCAAGCCACGACAACACAAGTGCTGAAGTAGTCCAAGTAATGGTCTCGGTAAACGTCAGGGTGCCAGCAAGAGCTGCATACGCTTCGTCATCGGGCTGACCCGTGACCGCATATAGCACCTGATTGAGTTTTGGCACGTCATAGTCAAACTCGAGGTAGCCCTCTTGACTTTTGCCGGTGTAGGCCCACTCTTCAACGCTGATCACCGTGAAGGTGCCGTTGAACTTTGCGCCTGCTCCAGCGATGAGGATGCTGTCGCCCGGCTGAACTTCGGAAGGGGTCAGGGTCTGTACGGCTGAAACGTCCTCAAAGTGAAAACCATGAGTGATTGTGTAAACAGACATACAGACCCTTTCCTAACTACCTAGTGATCAGGCGAAGGTGAACTTGACAAACTTCGTTGGGTCAATCATCAACGCTGCGAAGTAACCGCGAAGAGCGATTGTGCGCGACAGTGTTGATGGTGACTCGATGGACATGGTGCCCTTCTGCTGTTCGAAGAGTTCGTAACCCGATGCGTCACCGACGATGGCGGTTCCGGATGCGAAGTTACGGTCAACAACAACTGACAAGCCGAAAGCGTTTCCGCCGTAAGCGTTTACACCAAGGTCGCCGTATGCGTTCATTGGCCCAACCTGTGGGAACAATGGACGGTTTGCGGTGTCTGCAAGTGCAAGAAGGTTGCGCCAGCGGTCAGGTGCAACGAACAAGTGCGTTGGCAAGTTGCCATCGGACGAGCTCAAGATGGTTGCTGCAGCCTCTGCGATTTCGGCTGACCAAACTTCAGGCTTTGCAACGTCTGCAAGAGCAAATGCTTGTGTGACGCTTGCGCCTGCGACCAACTGGTCTGCTGCGTAGTTGTCGGTTGCGTTTGCGTAGATACGGCCCATGTCGTCAAGGACAACCTGCAAGATTGAAGGATCTGACCAGTCGATGTCGGCTTCGGAAATGTTTACATATCCGCCGAAGATCTGCTTGGTCACCTGATTGTTGAAAACAACAAGGGTTCCTGCGGTTGGAGCCTGCTCGCCAATGGATGCACCGATGCTTGTGTGCGTGGTGACCTCTGGA